ATGGCAAGTTTCTTTGATCCCACCTACGATCCAAGCCGCGACTCGGCGTCGTCAGGTGTTGAAGTATCTGATCTTAATCCTGAAAAGATTTACGATACGGACTTACGTCGTTTTGAAGAAGATAAGCGTTCAAACATTGAGAGCCTGAACAATAAACAAGAACGTATTGGTAAGTTTTTTAGGGCCGCCAAGAGTGCTGGTGCCTACAGACAAAGAGCTGGCATTGCAGAGCCCACAATCCGGGGCAAAACCCCCAGAAACCCAGCGATTATCGCTGGTTCAGAGTTGCCCAGCATGGGGGATACTTACGGGCCTGTGGGGAGCACTAACTACCCCAACAAGCCCCAACCGTACGCAGGTCGTCCTTACGGCTAATTAGACCTGAGAAAACACGACATTCGGGGGTTGGTGTTGATACTTACCCTTCCGATCTTGGTAGCTAGTTTGGCACGGCTCACCCCGATAGAAGAGAAGCTGTGTAATGCCTTCGTTGGCATAAATGCGATTAAAGAGCGGAGTACAGTTACTGATTTCCAATGTCAAATATCCTTCCCAACCACTTTCAGCTGGTGTGATGTTCACCAAAATACCTGACCGTGCATAAGTAGATTTACCGACTGCTACTACAGTTACATCACGAGGCAGTTTGAGACGTTCCATGGCAACGCCCAAGCAATAACCAAAGGGAGGCAGCAGAAAATATTGGCCCTTTTCATCTTCTAAAAGCTCTGTAGGACGGAGAATTTCAGGGTTGAAATCCTTAGGATCCGATTCGCCAATATCAATACGTCCAAAAACTAAGCATTGCTCAGGGGACAAACGGATGTCGTACCCATAAGAACCCAAGCCGTAACTAAGTAACTTCTTACCGTCTTCTTCGCTAACCAACTTATCAGCGAAAGGAGCAATCATCTCCTTTTCTTCAGCCAACTGCTTGATTTCCCAGTCTGCAAGTACGCTCATCGCAACAATTAATCGTACTTCAGTATAGGTAACTCAACAAAGAATACGTCCTTTTTCTGAGTAGATATCAATGAAATTTTCGGTAGCTTTTGTTGAGTCACCGATAGGTGGCAGATAGACCAAAAAGGATGTACACGTTTTCTTTTTACTGATGCCTTCACTTGTGTTCCGTACAAGAATCGGCGCAGTTTTTAAGATACACATTGGAAAATCAAATATCTTTTGTTCGTAACGAAACATGTCAGGACAGTTTGTAAAATACAAGCCTTCTTTTATTTCCCTTGCCAACCAGCAGCGGTACATCTTTCTAAACCAAACTGCATGGGAAGAAACCAAAGTAGGAGACGATGCACGTGTCATCTTCCAACGATCATTTTTTTTATCCCAAAAGTAAGTGCCTCTTGGTGGAAATAAGTATGCACTCCCGTGCCATTGTTGTGCATTCAACCCATCATCAGACGGTGTGAAATATTGAGCAGCTTCGACGTAAGTATTGGCAGTTTTGGAACTAGCCACGTCAAGGTCAATGCCATCCATCAAAGCGTGGGCAGCAGTGACCAAGTCGTAATTAGTAATTAATTCAATATCTTCTACACGCTTTCGAATATCTTGGATTGCCATCAGGAATCAGTAACCAAGTTATAGTCAATTTCAAAATAACGCATTCCGTCAGCATCGTTGATGATATAACCCGCTTTTTCAGTAGGGTCTATCTTCTGTGCAGCGGCCAGAATACGACGAAAGCTTTCTGCAACATCACCGTCATTCTTGCCTTCGCATTCTTCTTGCGCTGCATGAATTTCTTTCAGCGTCAAAAAGAACATTGAGCGTTCTTTGTTTTGTGGTTGGAACACCATCACCCCTGGACCTTCGTATTCCCACATCTTCATATACTGCTGACCCATGTCACCAAGAATAAACTTGATTGTGGTGTCCAGCATTTGTGCTTTTTCTGTATCCATATCGGGTCCGATGATGGATGCAAGCAATTTTTCGCGACGGCTCATTTTTCTAAAAGTCCTTGACGGTGCAGTGATTCCAATAACTTAGGCATCGGCTGATATAAGACAACCATTTTACCTAGA